TTAGAGATGTACATGTGTACGTGGATCACAAGGCATCTGTTGGAGATTCCGGACTTAACAGCGCAGAAGTGTACAAGATTCGTATTCCTACAGGTGTGGGGAATGCAAATCAGTATCTTCCACCAGAGGAATATGTGAAGAAAGATAATCCGGGAGATTGCTGGACGATTCAGATTGATGATCATATTGTTCTGGGAGAATGTGACAAGGAGATTGAAAAGCCAGCAGATCTCACCGATGTGCGATTGAGACACTGTAAAGTATTGTCCTGGTCAGACAACCGCTTCGGAGGTCTCCCGCATTGGAGAATAGGAGGCGCTTAAGATGGCATCAAAGAAAAATTTCAGCATTACGACTCCAAGAGGAAGCGTATTCACAGAGGTAACGGCGAACGGTTCTGTCCAAGCGAAGCTTGAATGGAATCCGTCATTTGCCCGGACAAAAGCAGAGAATTTTTCGAAAGCTCAAGAGTTTGTCGATTCCGAATGCCTGAGATATATGAATCCGCTCACGCCAAGGAGAACAGGTATGATGATTAAGTCAGCAACGCTTGGAACTGTGATAGGTTCTGGATCCATTGAGTATCTGGCACCTTATGCCCGCCGGCAGTATTACGAGCATAAGTCTAAAGCGAGATGGTTCGAAAAGATGAAGGCAAGCAACAAGGAGGCTATTCTGAAAGGAGCAGAGCAGATTGCAGGACGGTAAGAAACCGATTATCCAGAGTATCCGGGATTATGTAATGACGTACCCGGATATTGATGACCGGAAAATTAATATTGATTATCTTGGCAATGGAATGGAATATTCTATAGACCCAATTGGGGCAGATCCTATTTATAAAAGATATGTAGATGGGAGCCGCCTGAAACAATTCCAGTTCGCATTCACTTCGAAAGAAGCTTATGATGGTGACGCCAGAACAGGCATTGCCAACAGTGGTTTTTATCAGGATTTTGCGGAATGGGCAGAACAGAACAATTTAGACGATATCCTCCCAGAGCTGGACGGGCACGATGCTATACGGGTAGACGTGTTGCAGTCCGGCTATTTATTTAGCACAGAGGAAGATCTGGGGCGGTATCAGATGATTTGCAGATTGATTTATAAGTAGGAGGTACAAAATGTCAGGAGCAGATACAAAAAAGAAATTAGTCGGAAGACACAAAAGAGTGGCATTTATGGACGTTGCCGGTGACGGAAAGACATATACCAGAATGACAGGATTCACGTCCATGTCTGAGAGCAAGAACGCTTCCGAGTACAGCCGCCATTATGTGGACGAAGAAAGTGAGAGAACAGATGTTGTGGGATATGCCCCATCAAACGATTATGAATTTGACCGTTATACCAATGATCTGGTACAACAGAAAATCGCAGAGGTCACAGATGATGAGCTTCTCGGCTCTGATGCGCAGGTAAGCATCGTTGTGGTAGATCTTTTTGATATTAAGGCAGATACACCGAATACATGTGTTGCTAGAAAGCGTGATTGGAGCGTTGTTCCAGACAATTCAGGAGATGGAACTGATGCATTGATCTACAAAGGTAGCCTGAAAGCCAATGGTGAGAAAATCAAGGGTACTGCTACTACAACAGACAACTGGCAGACATGTACGTTTGCAGCGGATTAATAAAAAGATAGGAGAGTGAGCCGATGAGCCTTTTTAAATACGGAAATCTCGAAGTTGAGATTGATTTTACAGATGTTGATTTTTTAGAAAATCTGGACGAAGCAAAGAAATTAATGGCTGATGAAGCAGCACAAGTACCGAAAACAGGAAAGACAGCGGATATTATTCGCGCGCAGTGTCAGTGTTATTTTAACTTTTTCGACCGGGTGATCGGAGAGGGAGCACACGAGGAGATGTTCCAGGGTAGAACCAGCCTTAATTCATGTCTCGATGCCACAGATGCACTTCTTAAGTTCGAAAATGATGAGGCGCTTAAACTGAATGAGAAATATAGTGATTATATGGTTCAGCAGCATGGGAACAGGCAGCAGAAGCGCAATTATAATAAGCAACAGGGAAAGAAGCACAATAAAGGAAATGTTAGTTATTATCCTAATGGTAACAGGTAGCACGCTATGAACATTCTGATTGATAAGTTTCCCGATACGGTATGCGTAAACGGGAAAGACTATGAGGTCGAGACAGATTTCCGGGAATGGATACGATTCACGAAGTTGGTGGAAGACGAGGATGTCCCGTGGCAAATTAAGTGCCGGCTATTATTGCAGTGGTATACAGATGGAATTCCGGACGATTTGGAAGAGGCGATTGAGGCTCTAGGGGATTTTCTTACAATGAGGCAGGATGGCGAAGAATCCGATAAGCCAATGCTCCCACAAAAACAAGTGTATTCTTTTGACGAGGATATGGTTTGGATTTACAGTGCATTCCGCGAAGCGTACGGAATCGACCTGCAGTCTGTTCCGTATATGCATTGGTGGGAGTTTCAAACGCTGTTCATCGGACTCCCAGACAATACAGAAATCAAACAGCGCATTTTGTACCGGAACACAGACCTCCGGGATATCAAGGATAAGGACGAGCGCAAGAGAGTAAAGAAGATTCAAGAGGCAGTTGCTCTCAAGAAAAAGAAGCGCAGAAAAATGACAGATTATGAGATTGGAGATATGTTCGCGTGATGAAACATATGATTAATATCCCGACAGAACGAAAATGGTACAGATGTCCTTATTGTGGTAAGAAGTTATTGATTTACGAGGATACAGCCAAATGTAGTGGAGTGTATCTAAATTGTCGGGAATGTAAAAGAGAAATAAATATTAAGATTTAAAAGCACATGTGAGCCGTTGAGCCGTGCTATCAGAAAGGATGATAGTATGGCAGACGGATATTTGAATTTTGATACCAAGATAAATGAAAAAGGTTTTAATGAGGGTGTTAGCAAACTAAGCGGTCTCGGGAAAAGCGGACTATCCATAGTGTCTAAGGCAATGACTGGAGCTGTGGCAGCTGTAGGAACCGCTGCCGGCGTAATCATTAAGTCTTCACTTGGTGTTGTTGCGAATATGGAGCAACAGGTAGGCGGTGTCGAAACACTGTTCAAGGATAGTGCGGACACCGTAATCAAGAATGCTAACCGTGCATATAAAACAGCGCAGATATCTGCAAATGATTACATGTCTACAGTCACGAGCTTTTCTGCATCTTTGTTGCAGGGGCTTGGTGGGGATACGGCTAAAGCGGCAGAGATTGCAGATATGGCGCTCATCGATATGGCAGATAATGCCAATAAGATGGGTACCAACATGCAAGATATCCAGAACGCCTATCAGGGATTCGCTAAGCAGAATTATACGATGCTCGACAACCTAAAGCTAGGTTATGGCGGTACTCAATCGGAAATGATTCGATTGATTAATGATTCTGGAATCCTCAACGAGAAGATAAGTGATCTGGACAATGTCACATTTGACCAGATGATCCAGGCAATTCATGTAATTCAGCAGAATCTTGGAATTACAGGCACATCAGCAAAAGAGGCTGGAGAAACTATTGAAGGATCTGTTAATTCTGCTAAGGCAGCATGGGAGAATTACCAAGGCGGAGTAATAACAAGTCAGGAGCTTGTAGAAACATTTGGAACAGCAACTCAGAATATTCTCAAGAATCTTGGTGAGATAGTCCCAAGATTGGGAAAAACCGGACTTGAAGTTGTTGGGGCAATTGCTGATGAAATTGGCAATTCCGTTCCAGCGGCGAAAGGTTTTGCTGATGCAGTTGGAAACATTACTGATAAGCTCAGCAGTATGGATACCGGACAACTTGCAAACCTTGGTAAGATGTCCGCAGTTCTGATTGGAGCTGTTCCTGTATTTTCGTTGATTGGCAAGAGTGCCGGAACATTTTCCGATGTCCTCGGCGGATTAGGGGAGGTTAGCGGTGGAGTTACCGCTAAGTTTCAGAAGATTCCGGGAGGAATCAAGAGTCTTGGGACAAGTATGCAATCCGGGGCGAAGGTATTCCGTAACATTAAGGATGCCATACTACTTCCGTTTGAAGATTTGTCTCCGAGTCTAACTAAGATATTTGGAAAAGTAAGTAGCTCCGTTAGTTCTGGCCCACTTGGTAAGCTTGTAAATGATTTCGCAGAAATTCCAAAAGGAATTGCAGCTTCATTTGGAAAAATCGGACCAGCTATTTCCGGAAAATTTCCAAAGATAACAGGCGTTGTTAAATCCATTGGAAGTAGTATATCCGGAACGTTTATGACCATAGCGAATGGGGCAAAGGGATTTGGTTCATTGCTAGGAGGGGCACTTAATTCGGTATTACCAAAGATATCCGGATTTGCAAATAAATTCATAGGCTATCTTGGAGTAGCAGGAGATGCATTTGCACCAGTCTTATCAAAAGCAGCAAGTTTCGTTCCTCAGTTATTGGGATTTATGAATATAGCAGCGGTAGTTGCTCTTGTAGCCGTGGGGCTTGGCTTATTATACAGCCAGTTCGGTACACAGATAGACCAGATACTGCTTATGATGCAGACTAAGGGACCGGAGGTTATTACCAATTTCTGCAATGGAATTGTAGCAGCATTACCGAATTTGATTGCGCAAGGCGCTACGATGCTGAATAACCTCATGCTTGCGATTACAGCAAACTTGCCCGCAATTATCCAGGGCGGAATAGCGATCGTGTCAACACTCATTACAGGCATTGCGCAGCAGTTACCTACATTGATTCCAACAGCACTCATGATGATTGTGACGTTGGTCAGTTCCTTACTGTCTAACGTTGGGCAAT